AAAAAACTATCTGGCCCAATCTGCGCCGCAATTTGGAGCACAGCCTTAGCAGGCTGTGCTCCAAAGGCCACAATCATTGCCGTACCAAGCAGAAGTCTCCTCATTTCATCCTCCTTTTCACCGCAAGCTCAATTCCAGTAGGGAATGTAGGCCGGTATCCCATTGATCGAAACAATAAAGCAGCCCGTATTCGCGAAGTACGGATAGCCTCCACAGAAGCTCGGCCCACTCGTACTATTCCCATACCCAATAGATCCAGAAGGCCCATTGGGCGTTGGCTGCGTCAGTATGAGCGAGCCCATCGTGGCCGCCGTGGCCCCCGTAAAAGTCACTGCCCCATTCAGCGTCGGATTATTGAGAGTCGGATTATTGAGCGTGGCCCCATTCTCCGCAACCAGCGGCCCGGTCCCATCCAGCGCCTGCTGAAGCGCCGCCGCAACTCCCGCTCCCAGACCCGTCAACGTACTCACAGACGCGGCGGGGGGCGGCCCCCAGGTCGGAGGCCCGCTCGCATTCCCATACAGCACCTGACTACTATTCCCGAGTGCCAGGCCGCCCAAAATCCCATTATTATTGTACTGAAGCGCCCCTGGCGCGCCTCCTGGCGTCGAGCCCCCGCCCGTACAGTTGTAGCCGCCGGTCAGCTGATCCCAGATCTGGTTCCCCGCCACATCGGTCACGACCTGCCTATAGATCCCGACCCCCCAGATCAGCGCCTCGCCGCTCGCATTCAGCGTAATCACTGCCGGATTGACAATGGTCTGATACGGGTCCTGCCAGGTATCCTTGGGCGTCGTCGTCCCAGGCTGAAAGAACGCCACACTCCCACCAGCGAGCGGCTTCCCATTCGTATCCAAGAACTGCGTAAAGCCGTTCGGCAGAATGACAGCGGTCGGTACCTGGGTCTGCGAGTAAGCGGGGGCCGAAGCCCCCGCTAGGAAGATCGCTACCACAGCAGCAAGGGGGTACAGGCCGCTATGCCACAACCTCCCCGGGCGCAGAACGGATTGCGCCACTCTACCTATCATCACCATTCTCCAACTTGGGAGGCGCAGGCGTATACTCAATGACTGTCCCATGCACGTCCGTAGTCACGAACTGGATGGTGACAGGGGCCGGACTCATATCACGCACTGGATACTTGGAGGCGGCCTCAATCTGGTGCGGCCGATTCGTATTAGAGTCCACGACCTCCATCAGCTCCCGATTACTGAAGCTCTCAGGCTGGTGCGTGAGCCGATCAGTCAGCTCATCCACAGCCAGCTCCCCGAGGCGGGCCTGCTTCGCCCGCACCTCCAGTAGCTCAAGCTCGTGATTATTCAAGTAGTACGATACTAGCTCGCGGAAGGCCGGATTATGATTTTTCATCTGGCCGACGTACGCGGGCGAGTATCCAGCGATCGCCGCGACCTTGGTATTATCCAGGCCTGCCGCGACTAGCTGCGCCAGCTTATGATGCTGGACCTTAATTTCGGCCAGACTCGCACTGGACTCGCGGCCGGTGCGGGGTAGTTGGGGCCGCCCGAACGCGGGCAGCGCATCCAAGAGATCTTCTGGAATTTGGTCGTCCGTCATATGCAGCTCGAGACGGAGTGCGCGCTAACGGGGATTATGGCCCCTTTGTTCCAGTCTGTCAAGTGGTCGGCGCGTGGTTGGGCGATAGGGTGGGCCGAGTCGCTGACGTTGTTAACATGTGAGAAGATCTAAGGAGTGTTACTTAGGAGATTTGCTCAACTGGGAATGTTATGTGGGCTGGATGTTTTTTGAAAAAATACGTGGGAGTGATGCGCCCTCGGAGATAGGATCTCCATCGGGCCACCCCCCCCCTTTCTCCTGGGGAGATCCCCAAACAAAAAGCCCCGGCGAACCGGGGCTTTGTCACAAGTAGGATGGGGCGGGACATTGTCCCGTCCCATACTCTTAGAGGAGATCGGCCGCCGACTCCTCGACCTTGGCCTTGACGGGCACCGCAGCCGCCTTGGCCGCCTTGGCCTTTTCCATGCGCTCTTCATGGACGACCTTGGCCTTTGCCATGAGCTGGTCGCGGTACTTGTCAAGAACCAAGTCCGCCAACATCTCCCGCGTATGCGGCTCGCCCGCGAAGATGACTGACGCATTCTCTGCCGTGATGCCGTTCTTCTTATCGGGCTTCGGCCATGCGCCCTTCGGCTCAAGCGTCTCTTGCGCCTGCTTCATTGCCAGTTCAAAGGCAATGTTCTCAATCGTGGAGCCGCGCGGCCCACCGACTCGCAAGCCCACCGTGCCATCGTAGAACTTGGCAACCATCGCCTCGCGCATCCGCATGACTTCGGCGTCTACCTCATCTTCTGGCATCGTTGCGCCGCCATTGTCAACTGCGTACTTATCCTTGACGCGGATAATGGCGCTCGCGACCTCGTTACCGAGCTTGTGTGCGATAGTCCGCCGCACGAAGCCAATAACAACCGCCGGGGGAAAACGGTCGAGATCAACCTCAAGACCGCCGCACTCGTATGTTCCTAATGACATCTAACCTACTCCGTTCTACGGGACTGGATCATTCCGTCCCAACAATGCCAACATAATCGAACTCCGAACCGATTGCAACAAAAAAATGCGCCCAGTCTCATATAAAAATTAGGCGCGACTGGCAAGTCTCATCTAAAAATTGCGTGTTGGGACGCCCAACGGTGGGTCTGCTTCGGAAAATCCCAAAGACTGGCAACGCATGCGTAGGGTATACACACCATCGCATGCGCCCACGTCCCAACGAGTATGTTTTTCTATTTTTTATTTTTTTTTTTTACATAATTATCCTGTCCTACGGGTACTCCGAAACTTTTCCCATGTAGGTGGGCGCATCCTAGGGGTTGTACACCCTACGCACGCACCCTACGCATGCACCCCAAATACCTTAATTCCGCCACAATCCCGCCCCACTTCCGCCCAGATCCTATGTTATGGTGTAATGTTCTGGAGATATGCCCAAATGCCACACGGCACACTCACCATAGTATGCGAGCGATGCTCGCATCGCGCAACCGGCGAGCGCATTAATCCCGGCAATATAACCCTACCACACTGGTCTACTATCCTAGTATACAAACTCGGTACGCGCCGTCCATATCGCACTCTCTTGTGCCCATCATGTAGCGAGGGCCTCCTCGCATTCCTTCGGAGTCAGCCCCAATGATAGGCGACCTCACCGCCCCATCCGACGCAGTGATTATCACGGATAGTCCTAACGGCCTATCCGTGATAATCAACAATACTCCAATCCCATTGCGCGCCTCGCACGCGGAGCGCACAATCCACGACATCCTCCTATTCAAGCGCGCCTCCATCCCACCACCTCGCATCGCCTCGCACCTCGAGGAGCACCAATCCACGCCCGACCCCAAATGTGGCTGTTGCATCCTATCCGGCCGCGTAATGAGCGCCCAGGGCCGACGCCTCACAACCGACGCAGACCGTGCAATCGCAGCGCGCAAGCGCGAGTCGGGCACCGTCCAAGTCCGCCGTTTCCGCACCGGCCTCTCGGGCTCCCAACTTTCCGCCATGCTCAAGCGCGGCGCAACCCCCTCCGAGATCAATCGGGCCGCAACACGCGAGCAGCCAAAACCGACCGCTTCATTCGTCTGCACTGCGGACAGTCTAATCTAAGGAGCCAAACCAAATGCGCAAAACCATCACAATAACCCTCGAGGGCGAACTCCGCGACTTCATAGTTCATCTTGCCGGGCGCAACGGGCGCACCGAGGCCGAGACAATCCGCCTAATCATAGACCGCGCCTACCGCAACAACCTCGCGGCCCTCCACGCGACCGAGCAACTCAACAAAGAAAAAGCCAAAGCCGCCAGTTAATTGAACCGAGGGCACTTAAAAAGCGCCCTCCATTGAATTAATCAGCACAGCCGTGCAAAACACTAGAAAGAGCCTTGTCATGCCCGCAAAACTATGTATGCGCTGCGCCGGAAGCGGCAAGAAATTCGGAGGCACCTGCTTCCGTTGCAACGGCTCCGGCACCGAGCCATCCACCGCAACTAGCAAACGCACCGCAGCCGACATGCTAGGTCTAATCGACGCCGAGTCTGTCGACCTGCCCGAGTCAGGCGGCGCATCCACCGACCAAATCGCGGACATGCTCGCCCAAATAACACACAACATCTCCAACAAGGTCAAATCCGAGATAGCCAATTCCGAGGCGAACCTCAAAGCCTTACACCGCCTCGACCACAAAGAGCTATCCGAGCGCATGAGCGCCCTAACCGCAACCCTTACTGCTCGCGTGGATGACGCCCTCACAGCCATCAACTCCACGCGCCAAATCTCAATCAAACTCGTCCCACCATTGGGTATCCCAACCACCCTACCCATCGCACATCGCCACCCGAAGTTCGAGACGCTCCTGCGCATCGCATGCAGTCGACAACCCGACGGCTTCCACCCAAACATCTGGATCGCCGGTCCCGCCGGATCAGGCAAAACCACGGGCGGCCGCCAGCTCGCGGAGGCCCTCAGCCTCCCCTTCTACTTCAACGGCGCGGTCAACATGGAGCACAAGCTCATCGGCTACGAGGACGCCAACGGCCGCTACCACACCACGCCCTTTCGCGAAGGCTTCACCTCGCCCGCAATCTACCAGTTCGACGACGTCGACTCCTCAGACAACGCTGCCCTCATTCCCCTAAATGCAGCCACCGCGAACGGCCTATGCGACTTCCCCGACCTCCCAACACCCCTACCACGCCACCCCGACAGCATCATCATCGCCACAGCCAACACATGGGGCCTCGGCGCAACATCCGACTACGTAGGCCGCGTGAAACTCGACGCAGCCTTCCTATCCCGCTTCCCCGCAAAGCTCTTCTGGGATTACGACGAGCCCTTCGAAATCGCAATCTCCGGCAATCCCGCATGGGCCAAGCGAGTCCAACGCGCCCGTGCCAAAGCCCGCGCTCTCGGCCTAAAAGTAATCATGGACCCACGCCTCACATACGCGGGCGCTGGAATGCTCGCGAGTGGAAACTTCCCCAACGAGAACGAAGTGGCCGAGCTAACCTACCTCGCCAACCTCAACCCCGACCAGAGGAGGCAAGTGGAATTGGCCTAACGGCCAATCCCCTTGCCTCCTGAAAGTACCTCCCATGCGCCGCTTCACCGAGCCCGCGACCCCATTTCCAGGCCGCCTCAACCACTTCATAATAGCCGACTCCCTGGGCGAAATCGGAGATTTCGCCCGCACGTCAAATCTCAGACCAAACACATCCAGCCCTAATTGGGACTTCGGCCTCGGCCTCGAGAAGGCCATACAATTCTGCTTCACAGGTGACACCTCACAAGTCTCCAAATCGGACGAAATGCTTGAGCGCCTCGAGGCACACATCGAAATGCCCTCGACCCGAACACAGTGGATCGACGATGTGGCCGGATACTTCCCAAACATTCCGGCCCACCTCGCAGGAGTGCCCGCCTCCATGCGGAGGCGGTCACGACAAGAAAGCATCTCAGCGCCCCTTGCCATCATCGTCGACCTCTCAATCTCCGCAGGCATCACCGCCGCGCAGGCCCAACGCCGAGGCATCACAATCCTCGCCCTCGCACGCGCACTCTCTGCCCGACGCCCAATCGAACTCTGGGTGGGCGACATGGGCGCAGCCGACGAGAGAGCCGCCTTTGGCGGCTCTCGAAGCACGAACTGCGTCTCCATCTTCACGCGCATCGAGACCACACCCCTCGACCTCGCTTCATCCTGCTATGCCCTCACCCACCCCGCCTTCCTCCGTCAAGTCCTCTTCCAACTCGAAGAGAAATACCACAACTTCATGGGCGGCTGGCCTTTCCGACTCGGCCGCGCCCTCAAGCGCACCGAAATGGAGTCCCTTCTCGCGCCCGCCTTCCCTCAAGTAACCTCGACCCTTTGCATTCCCGGCCTCCATATCGCAGACGACACCGTCAACAACCCCGAGGCCTGGCTCATCCGCGAAATAAAACTCCACGATCCCCTAGCCCTACAGGACGCCTAGAATGTTTACTTATAAAAACCTATCCCGCGTAGGAACAATCTGCATATGGAAAGCCCTATTGTTCTGGGTTCCTATAATAATAATGGCCGCAGCTAACGATATCGCAAATCATATAATACCAGGAGATAAAATATTCTCAGTGATGCTGATGTTCCCAGTGGGTGTACTGTCTTGGTGTATTTTGTTCCAAACAGTCCACCTCTACTACAAAGTAAACGAGGACGCTTAATCATGACCCTCCAACACCCCACCCTCGCCGAACAGTGTCTCACGATGAAGCGCGAGTCAACAAAAACAGTCTCCGTAGTGAAGATCGCCCGCAAGCTCGGCGCAGAGGTCACCCACAAATGGGACGCGAGAGGCCTTACAATCACATATATATTCGACGACGACTCCAGTCTCACAGTCCGCGGCCGCGGCAAGTACCACCACATGGAGGCCCACCTCCCATAGGAGCCTTCGGCTCCTTCGGAGCCTCAGTCTCCAAAATAACAAGGAAAGGAAACTACCACATGTCAGCTCTCACCAAAACTCAGCAGCGCCGTATATGGAAGGCGCGAGACAAACTCCTCGAAGCGAAAGAGATCTTCACCAACACTATCGAAGAGCTGCGCAACGAGTCCGACGACTCCTCACTCACCCTTGACCAGATCAGAGAGTTCACCAGTGCCATCAATCACATCGACGAGGCCTGGGATCTCGCCAACTTCTTCGCCTAGGAGGCCCCTCAAATCCATCTGCATCCATACCAACATCGAGGGCGAGAGCAGACCATGAAATCTCCAGTCGAGATCCACCACATCTACACATACGTAGACGAGCACACGGGCGAGAACACGCACATAGACTCCACCGCCCTCCGCGCCTACACCCTAAAGCGCATCGCAGAAGGCTCCCTCGAGATCTTATGGTTCCCAACCGACCGCGCCCTCGCACGCAAAATGCTTCAAGTGGACAAGGCCATCTCTCTCAAGCGCTGCCACGAAATCATCACAGCAGGAAAGCGTTTCGATCCAATAATCTTCTGCACAGACGGCACCTTCTCTCCCTCCAACGGAGGTCCGAACGGCATGCTAGTAGACGGCCACCACCGCTTCTTTATAGCCACCACCATCATCGGAGCCGACGGCCTCGAGGGTGTCATGCTCCCGCCCCCCGAGTGGCAGCCCTTCATCATGCACAACCTCCCCGACCTAACTGCGCAGCAACTAATCGACACGCCCATCCTCCGGCGCGACTACTAATCCATGTCCCACTCCCAGTCAGGATCACCCAAAGTGGTACCCCTCTTCTTCATCCTCAACGGCGCAGTCCTCGCCCTCATGGCAATCTTCCTCACCTCCTCCATCATCTTCTCCACCGCAGACGCACTCACGCGCCAGCGTCCCAAGCGCCGCTACCCACCAGGCTTTCTCACAATGATCGGGATCATAGCCGCCCTATACATCCTCATCCACCTCTACGTCCTCTCAGGAGCCCTCTAATGGCAATCACATACACCTTCTCATCCCTCCACGAGATCGCTGACTACTTTGAAGGGCGCGCAACCGAACTCCGCACCATGTCCCAGCGCACCACTCGCAAGTCTGAAGCCCGTGAGTACATTATCCGTGCTCTCGAGTTGGAGCACATCGCGAACGTCCTCCGCGCCACAATCCTCCGCGGCTACAACGATGAGGCTGCGCCCAAGAGCGCAGCCTCAGAAAGTGATCTCACATGAGAGCCCTCACCATCCTTCTCCTCAGTACGAGCCTTGCTCACGCTGAGGATTGCAAATCCCTCACAGCTTCCATCAACGACGATCTTACAATCGTCGCCCACGGCGCACCACCTCCAGCCCTCAAGGCCGCGAACGGCCGCCTCTTGAGCAACATGGACAAGGCCCTCAGCATCCACTGCGACGGCCCCGAGTGGCAGGCCTTCTATGCCCGCCGCCCCCTCATCCAGCAGTTTCAAAACTTCCTTCTAGGAGACTCCATCAGGGGCCTAACGGCCCCTGAGACTTCCAAAACTGAAAAGGACAGTATATGACCATCCAAGATCAGCACGCCCAGCTCCTCTCCGAACTAGAGCGCCTCACCCATCAGAACGAGGCCCTCACCAAGAATTGCCGCACCCTCGTCGAGCACAACCTGCGACACATTAAGGCCAAGCGCGACCTTCTCGCAATCATAGTCCGCTTCAAGCAGGTCCTCGATGACGTGCAGCCCTATCTCGATGGCCAGCCCGGCGTCAAAGCCGCCGCCATCAATGTCATCAACTGGAGCAGCGCCATTCTCACGAGCCTCGGCCAAGAGGACGAGACTCAGAAGGGAGACCTCCAATGAGCAACCTAGAAATCTACTCCGATGAGCACTGGCGCGAACTCATCTCAGTAATCATAACGCGCATCGGCATGGAGCCCTTCCTAGCAATCGTCTGCGACATAGTTGCCGCCGACCCCCAGCACCGCACTGACATCGACGCAGCCACTCGTGTCCTCACCCTCTCCCAAAAGGAGTCGCCTCCGTGTCTATAACGCAGGCCCGCATGAAGGCCGTCCTCGAAGCCGCCGACGATTTCAAGTCTGCAGCTCTCACCCTCTGCGACGAAATATCCTACTTCTGCTCCTCGACTGATGAGTCGCGTTCCCCCGAGGAGCGCCTCGCCCTGATTGCCGAGCGCGTCAACTCCGCAACCTACTACATCTACAAGTACCTCAACGACCCGCGCCACATCGAGACCCTCTCTCTCGAGCGCGAGCGCCTTCGCTTCTCAGTGGCACGCAACGACCGCGACCGTCAGAAGCGCGGCCGCAGCCCCTTCACTCCCAACTCCGATACGCAAGGCCTATTCGGGGAAGGTGCAGGGCATCGCGGCTGGCGAGACCCGCACGCACCCACCGCCCCGCGCTACAACCCCCTAGAGGACGCCTCGGCAGCCCTAGAGTTAGACACAATTCAGGACTTCACGGAGACCATTTCCGGATCTCCGCCCGAAGGAGAAGGAGAGAAACAGTGAATATAACCCAGAAAGATGCCATGAGGAGTGTCATCTCATCCCTCGAAAATCTCAAAGGAGACGTAGAGCCGATTTCTGAAGAACTCCGCGAAGAGTTCGATGCCCTCACCGAGAAAGCCCAGGAGTCCGAGAAGGGCCAAGCCCTGGAGTCGCAGGCCTCGGACCTCGAAGAGTCGCTCGATGAGTTCGATGCCCTCATCGAGAAGCTACGCAGCGCTACCAACCAATAGAGGGTTTGGAATGCCAGTGGACCTATGGTCCACTGGCATGACCAAACCCTAGGAAGGAACCCAAGCATGGAACTCAACATTCACGGCGTCCGCTCCTTTGCCGTCAACTACATAAAGAGCGACGTCATACCCTACACCAGCCTCGCCATCACAATCCGCTGTCACGACTTCAACAATCGTCCTATCGAGCGCGAAACCCTAATTCGCTTCTTCAGCGACGATCCGCAGACCCAGGACCTCCTCCACGACATCTTCCTTGCCTGCGCCAATACCATCGAGGCGGCCGAATGGCAGCGCGACGAACTGGCCAAGGCCGAGGCCGAGCGCCACGAAGGCGACATCATCGACTTCGCCTACGACCAATACAAAGGAGACTCAGAATGAAAATCGGCTTTACCGGCACCCGCCACGGCATCACGCCAACTCAGCACTCACGCCTCGCTGCATTCCTCCAGTCCAGCGCTCCCATCGAGGAGGCGCATCACGGCTCCTGCGTTGGCGCAGACGAGGACTTCCACAACATCATTGTCTCCAACCATCCAGGCACCCTCATCTACATTCACCCACCAAGCAACCGTGCATACAGGGCCGACCTGACAGGCGACTACATGCACCCACCCCTCGCCTACATAGCGCGCAACCACAACATCGTAGACGCAACCGACCTCCTAGTCGTATGCCCCTCCGACGTCGAGTCTCTTCGCTCAGGCACATGGGCCACAGTCCGCTACGCCCGAGGCGTCAAGCGCCCCCACATCCTCATCTGGCCCGACGGCAACATCGTCTCCAAAGACTACAGAAAGGAGCCCGCCTAACATGGAAAAGAAAGTCCTCAAGCTCCTCGAAGCAATCGACGAGATCGTCTCCGACTCCTCGATGCCATACCGCGAGAAGCTCGCCCTCATCCTCGACACCTGCACAGATCGGGACCAGACCAACCTCGAAGAGTTCGTCTCCTGGTTCCCCGCAGAATAGGAGTCCGCCTAATGCGCTTCATCCTCATCGATCCCACTCCCCGCACCGTCGGCTTCGTAGAGGCCGACGACATCCGCGCCATCAAATCTCCCTGCATAGAAACAATCTTCCGCGGCCCCTACGGCGCAGATCACGGCGTCCTAACCCACTTCAAAGACGGCACGGCGATCTGCCTCTTCGTGCGCGGCGACGGCCTCCTCCACGGCAGCGGTCCCTACTTCGCCCTCCATCAGCAGCTAATGGCCGGGCCCTGCGTCCTCTACAGAGCCGACCGTCACGGAGTCACAATTCCCATCGAGTCCAACCTCGAGGTCTCGCCCCTTTGGCTGCCCGACCCCGAGTCCGCAGAGACCGCCATACGCGCCGGCTTCTGCTATCGCCCCTATTCCGCAATCAACGGCGTCAAGCTCAATGAGTGGCGCTCCGGCACATGGATTGGCTTGCCAGAGGCAAGCCAATGAAGAACCTCTACAAGCTCGACCAGTACCGCGAGCGCGAGGCCGAGTTAGCCTACTACGGCTGCAACGGCGACAGCACCTGCGGCATGTTCACTATTCGCGGCCTCCGAATCATTGCAGCCACAGGCGGCGGCTGGGATCACGTCTCCGTCTCCCATCGCGAGCGCATTCCCAGGTGGCACGAAATGTCCTACATCCACAGCCTCTTCTTTGAAGAGAACGAACTCACCTGGCAGTACCATATGCCAGTCGCCGACCACATCAACTGCCACCCCCACACTCTCCACATCTGGCGCAAATGGAACTTCGACATGCCAGTACCACCTAAGGAGTTCGTAGCATGAGATTTCTATGCGAGTACGGCAACTGCAACTCCCACGACACCCGCATCACAGTCAGCACCGAGGGCAACCGCGCCCGCTTCTGCTGTGAGGAGCACGCGGCCCTGTGGATAATGCAGCGCCGCGGCCAGCGTCTCTCCCTCTCAATCATCATCCGCCTCCTTACCAAAGCCGAGGATGCCGACTGCCGCTCATACACCGAAGAGGAGTCCCCTCATGAAGTACAGAGACCCTGATCGCCAACGTCTCCTAAACCAGCGCCCCTGCTGGCGCGACTCTATGATCGCCCTCCCGCGCCTCGAGGTCGAGCCCACGGGTGACGAGGCCGAGTCCAATCTCCTCTATCTCCGTGTCTGCCACGGAGGCCGGGGCGTCTGGCTTGAGACCAAAATCCACAAGCTCGACTTCCTCGCCATCGTCCACGATTGGGAGCTAGATCCCGAGGAGACATTTAAGCGCCTCTTCAAGCTCCCCGACTGGCCCAAGGGCTTCACCGACCCCCGCCTCGTAGAGGGCGGCCCTCCTAAAACCAAACTAGAAATGACAGAGCGAGCAGAGGATCTAATCTAGTGAAACACACCCCAAACAACGTAGTGGCACTCACCATGAAAGCACGCCGCAAAGCCGCAAGCCCCGCTCCCAAAGGCCCCCTCAACCTCCAGCAGTCCTACAACTTCGTGGACAAGATCGAGGCCATCGACCTCCTTCGCACTTGGAAAGAGGAGGCTCACATGTCCCTCGCCGAACTCTCCCGCCAGAGCGGTGGCGTCTGCACCATCACTCTAAAGCGCTGGTTCGATGGCAAAGTACGCCGTCCTCAGCTCCCGACCCTGAACGCTGTAGGCCGAGCATTTGGCAAAGAACTCAAGTGGGTGGACATCAAGAAATGAGCGCAGCTAAAGGAGGCCGAGGCCGAGGCTGGAACAAGGGCCGCACCTGGACCCCGGAGCAGCGTGCCCGCATTTCCGAGGGCATCAAACGCTACTACGCCGAGCGGCGCGAGAGGGAACGGGCACAAGTGCCAGTCCCCTCTAAACGGCTATCTGCAGACGTTCCCGGAGTGGTACGGGACGAGGTCCTCTCGCACATTGCGCTCGCCGTCGAACATCTCCGATGCCCCGTGACCGTCGAGGTAGTAAATGCGATCGCAGCGCTCTGCGTCGCAGTCAATCACGCTAAGGGAGGCTCCCACTGATCGCAGTCATCCTCCCCAGCCTCCTCGTAGGCTTCCTCACAGCCTTCGCCGCCCTCCACTATGGCGAGTTCAATATATGGCAAGCCATCTTCCTCGGCTGGATGGCCGGGCTGATCTTCGACATCTTCGTCTACCGCTTCATCTTCTGAAGGGAGTACGGCCCACCATTGGGCATCCCAACATAACATCTGGGCATGGGTGGGCCTAAATTTTATATGGCCCACCCTATTGACAATGTGGCGAGAATGTGCTAAGAGTACATGATGCTCCTTTCCATTCGACACTACGAGTTCACAGTAACCGAGCCGTACCACGCAGGAGACGCCCTGAGCGCGAACGATGCTGCAATCCTTAACCGGCTTCGGCACCTCAACATTCGGGAGGCATTCCTGCGGCGCATCCCCAAGCGCGGCCTCCTCCCTATCGACGACCTCCGCATCCTCCGCGAGCGCGTGACCGCCTACGACGCCGCCCTCAAGCTCCCCGCCCCGCCGCCTCTCAAGCCCGTCTGGACGCTCGACGAGGAGCTGCGCCTCCTCCGAGCCGAGAACTTCAACGGCGGCGACATCGAGGCCACAGCACGCCGACGCTATGCGGCCCGCCTCTCTGGAGTGCCAGGCCCCGTCTCCGATTACATCTGGGAGCCAAGCTCTGATGCCTAGACGCAGCATCTACCCGCAGAGCCGTCGCCACCTATGGCTCTACGATGACGATTGGCGCTTCATCGAGCGCTTCATCGCCCAACAGTCGCGCCTATCGCCAGGCTCGTGGTGCCGCGAGGTAATTCACAAAGTAGTTCAGCAGATCCGCGAGGATCAAACAGCCCGCGTGGAGCTAGCTACGCCCGAGCCTCTCCTCGACTCCGTTGACATGGAACTCCCCGAGATCCCAAATGACTGACACCAGCGCTGCCCTAACTGAGCCCTCGCCCGAGAGCATCTCGGAGCTATTCAATCGCGATCCCCTCTCCCTATCTTTGGTGGATCGCCGCCGCCTCATCGAAGAGCTGCGGGCTCAGGCCGCTCGCAATGCCGCCGCTGCTGCCGCGGGGGAGAAGCCAGGCCGCCCTTTAAAGTCATCCGACGGGCAGGTAGTCCGCATTTCGCAAAAGGCCGCAGACCTCCTATGAACAGCAACCTCGAACCAGTCGACAACTGGACCTTCAATCAGTCCTTCTCCTTTCAGCGGCCGCGCCTCCAGACGGCCCTCGACTCCACCTCGCTAGGCGAGTTCAAGACCTGCCCCCGCAAATACTACTACTCAATCCTCTGCGGCTATACCCTCGCTGGAGTCCAGATCGACCTAGAGTTCGGCTCGGCGGGCCACCGCCTCCAAGAGATCTACCACCTGGCTCGCGGCGCAAATGCCACCCACGAAGAGGCACTCGACTCCGTGGTGAACCACGCCCTAGTATCCACATGGGATCGGAAGTCTGGAGCGCCGTCGTGGGATGATGCCCAGAAGAACCGCCTCTCGCTAGTCCGCATGGCCGTCGAGTACTTCGATCACTACGAGAAGGAGGGCACCGGCCCCCGCACCGTCATCCTGGAGTCCGGCAAGCCCGCCGTCGAGCTAACTTTCGCATTCGACTCCGGCTACAGGGCCTCGACCAACGAGCCCATAATACTTTGCGGCCATCTCGACCGCCTCGTTCAATTCAATGAGGATATTTATGTCTCCGATCTTAAGACCACCCGCATTGCCCTTGGCACCTCTTACGCAGCTCGTTATACTCCAGATAATCAGTTCACTATGTATACTATTGCTGGGCGTGTTGCTCTGTCGGTCCCAGCACGGGGAGTCCTCCTCGACGCGGTGCAGATCGGCGCAACATTCGTTCGCTTCGCCCGCTTCCCAATCCCTCGCCCCCAGCCAGTCCTTGACGAGTGGCTAACCTCTCTCCCCTACTGGCTCAAGCAGATGGATGACTGCGCAGCTGCGGCCGAGAACATTCCGGCCGAGGAGGCCTACCCCCAAAATGACAAAGCCTGCCAGCTCTATGGCGGCTGCCAATTCCGCGATGTCTGTGCCCGCTCCCCCAGCACCCGCCAGCCCATCCTAAAAGCCAACTATAACAAGCGGCGATGGGACCCCGTAGGACAGCCCCGATGACCACCATTACTCAAGCCTACGACCACCTCTCCAATATAGCCTCGGTCTCTATGGAGGAGGCATCGGACCTTGCCGCCTCTTACATGCGAGCCTTCAACATAATGATTGCCTCGTCATCGGACTCCGATGCAGCTTACAAAGCCAATCTCCGCCGCCTCTTCCTATCCCTCGAGACTGAAGGCCTCCAAGCCCGCAAGCACCATAGAGATTCCAAATGAAGTTTCCAGGCCCCACAGGCAAGTTCCCTCTCGATAAACTCGACCCCAACGATGAGGGCGAGCTAGCAGTCGCCCTATCCACTGTGGGAGGCAAGGTCCGTATAGAATTCGGTACAAAGATCGCGTGGTTCGCAATGACTGCCGACCAGGCCATCGAGCTGGCTCACATGATAATCCAGCGCGCCCACGCCATCAAGCGCGGGAACTAAGTAACTCAAATTATCTTTAGGCCAGCTGGCCAATCAAGAGGAGAACGACGAATGACCGAAGCAAAGCCCCCTGATGCGCCTCCAGTCAAAATCCTACTTGTAGGAGACTCGGGCTCCGGCAAGACTGGCGCACTCGCCAGCCTCGCCCGTGCCGGATACAACCTCCGCATTATGGACTTTGACAACGGCACCGAGATCCTTAAAAACCTCCTCGGTGAGGAGTTCTTTAAGCAGAAGGTGAGCGTGATGATCCTCCAGGATCATAGGGTCGCCAAAAAAGTCCCTGTCACAGTCGGCCAGCAAGTGATAGGCTACAATGTAAGAGCCATCCCCGCCAAAGCCTCTGCATGGCAGAAGGCTGTGGACAGCTTCTTTGGCTGGAAGCCGCCCGACGGCCCCGATCTCGGGAGCATTTACGATTGGACCTCCCGAGATGTGTTCGTCCTCGACTCCATTACTCATGCGTGGCGCACCGCCCTCAGCTTCGTGCTCGCAATCAACAACCGCCCCGGTCAGCAGCCAACACAGCCCGAGTGGGGCACCGTGCAGGGCATGATAATAGATGTGCTCTCCACCCTCTTCGACTCCGGCATCAAGTGCAATGTAGTGGTCTGCGCGCACATCGCCTACAACCAAGACCAGAACGAGATCATACGAGGTCTGCCATCCGGCCCTGGCCAGGCAATCAACAAAGACATTGGCACCTACTTCAATCACACGCTGCGGTGCGTGACAGTCGGCAAGCAGCATCGCATCCTGACGGAGACGGACGGCGTGGTCGAGCTAAAGACTGCCGCACCCGGCAAAGTGAAGCGGGACTACCCCATCGAGACTGGCCTCGCCGACTACTTCAAGGACATCCGCTCATGACCGAACATCGCTGGTCTGGTTGGCCGGGAGCGTGGTGCCTCGATTGCGGCTGTGAAGATCCGCACGAGATCGCTCTTGCCGATGGCAACTACATCGAGGTCGCCGACGACTCCGAGATGGGCTTCCACTTCGAGTTTCCCAATGTGGTCTCCGTCCCGTGCCCAGAGCCGGGCTCGAACCGCTTCAATCCATATACGCAGGAGCCACGAAGTGACATCTGACCAAGCTGATCAAGCACTCGATGCCATAAGAGAGGCCGAAGCCTCCCTTCTGGAGGCGAAACAGCAGCTCATTCGCAGGGTCGCCGAGCGCCCCTACAATGTGGACGCGATCTCGTTCGGAATTGGCTTCGCCCGCGGAGCCCTCTCCCGAGCGTCCGCGGTGCTGGGGATCAAATCCAACATAGCAGACATTCTGGATGGCCGCGAGGCCTCCCAAGAGTTTAACCCGCGAAGTGCGAGTTAAAATGGGGCAGCTTGCCCAAGGAGAAGTAGAATGGCAAATTTAGCAGAACTGATGAAGGGTCGCGTAGAGGATCTCGTCAAGGGTCCGAAGCCACTCCCAGTGGGAGACTATCCGGCCGTCCTTACCAAGTTCGAGCTGACACAGGCTCGCAACGAGGAGAAGACGCCGATCCTCCGCTGGACGGCGCGCATCCTCGATTGGCCCTCGGACATCGCTGAGGAGGATAAGGCGGGGATCGAGAAGATCGAGACCCGCACTATCTCCTGCGACTACTGGCTGCCGCTCGACTACAAGTTCGGGCGTCTGTGCCAGCAGTGCGGGCTGAAGGGCGAGATCACCGAGCAGACCAACTACGAGCTGACCGGCAAGCAGGTGCTCGCGGCGGTTCGCCACACAGTCTCAAAGAAGACTGGCGAGATCTTCGCAGCCGCGCAGTCCTTCATCGGCTCCGAAGCTTAATTTGACCGGCCAGTTGGCCGGTCAAATTAAAGGGGTGGTCAAAGCGAGCCCCCAAGCCTCAGCCACCCCCTAGAGCCTCTATCCCCGAGGCTCGGTTAGCCCAGGCCCCACAGCCTGGGCTATCTCCCCGAGGAGACGCCTATGCGCCGCATCAGCTGGAACCTCCTCTACATCCTTCATCGAAGGCGCTACGGCCGCCGTGATCGCCCACGCTTTAGGAGTTTGTGATGCCGACTGACGAGATCCCAATCGACCTCATCTGGGTCAAGCGCGACGAGCGCCAGCGGCGCAAACTCGAGCCCGATCCCTATCTGCAGTCTTCGATTAAGCGGGTCGGCCTCATTAATCCTCTTATAGTTAAGAAGGATTTCCAGCTCGTGGCGGGGGAACGGCGCTACGAGGCCTGCAAAGCGATTGGCAAAGCCTCCGTCCCAGTCCGCTGGTTCGAAGATCTGTCCACAGATGAGGCATCCCTTATCGAACTCGAAGAGAACATTAAGCGGAAGGAGCTGACCTGGCAGGATCTGACGCTCGCAATCGCCGAGTATCATCGAGTCCACATCAAGCTCGATCCAGAGTGGAACCAGCGGCGCAGCGCCGAGGCCCTCTCCCTCGATCCGGGCCACGTCAGCACCACCCTGCTTGTTGCGGCGCACATGAAAGACCAGCGTGTCGCAAATGCCACGAACCAGACCGAAGCTCGCAATTTGATACGCCGACGCAACGAGCGCGCTAACGACGCCGAGCTAAACTCCCTTGCCGAGCATGCCCGCACTCTATTCGCCCAGGCAGCGCAGCCCCAAGTTGGGATGCCCAATGGTGGCCCCAGTCTCGTACCGCCACTTGAGGCGGCACCCCCACCGGCCGTCTGGAGTGCGGAGGCCGTTCGCAATACCATCCTAGAGGCCAACTTCCTAGAGTGGGTGCGAGAGTATAAGGGAAGGCCATTCAATTTTATCCACTGCGATTTCCCGTATGGAGTGAACGTCTTCGACGGGAGTGGCTACTTCAAGACCGAGGACATGGAGTCTTACGCAGACGACCCCGATGTCTTCTGGACTTTAACAGAGGCGCTCGTTAAGCACGCGGACAAGCTCATGTCTGCCAGCGCCCATCTAATCTTCTGGCTAACACCCAAACCTCAAGTCATGATGCGCTCCCTCCAGATGCTGACCAGCATCTCCAATCTGCAGTTCTATCCATACCCTTTAGTTTGGCACAAGTCCGACCTCACTGGCATCGTAGGCGACTCGCAGAGGTGGCCTCGCCACACCTACGAGGCCGCCCTCTTTGCCTATCGAGGCAAGCGCCCCCTCATCCACACCGTCCCAGACTCCTATTCGGGGCCAGGGGACCGCAAGCTACATCCCGCTACGAAGCCGGAGCCCATGCTCCGGCATTTCTTCAGTTCACTGGTAGACGAGCATACGCGCCTCTTCGATCCGACCTGCGGCTCAGGCGCTGCCCTGCGTGCAGCCGAGTCCCTCGGAGCGAAGCCAGAGAACGTACTCGGTCTTGAAATGGAGCCGCGCTTCGTACAGAACGCTCGCGATGCGCTACATCATGCGCGCCTCAACGCAACAGCCCACGTTCTAGCTAAAGCATCCGAGGTGATCTAATGGACCACTATCGGTATGCCCGAGATGCCCGCCACTGGCAAGCGAGGGCCGAAGAGCTTCGCACCCTCTCCGAGACCTTCAGCGACGAGACCCGTCATATAATGCTCCGCATCGCTGCGGACTACGAGCGGCTAGCCTCGCTGGTGGATGTGCCACGAGCCTACAACAAGCTGCTGGGTCGCCTCGCAATGGGGCCAAATGGAGACATATGATGCCCGACGAAGAAGAGTATTTTGATCTATCAGATCCTAATATCCCTGTATTCAACATGGAGCTGGGGGAGCTGCTGCGTGAGGAGGGAACGGAGGCTGTTAAAGCCTCTCACGCAGAGTGGTTCTCCCGTGCATGGGAGTATGTTCTCAATTTGCCGGTTGGCTGGGTTGGGCTGCCGGAGGATTGGCGGCCTCCCATCATATTCAGGCATGGGCCACCGCACGACTTCCACGTATGGGGTTCCCTCACTCTGAGTGCGATCCGCGCCCACCTCATAGAGGAGACGGGCATCCGGCGCAAAACCCAGAGCGTAAGCTCCCACGCCGCAAAGGGCGTCGAGTACAGGAGAATATGATGGCCGAGCGCATGTGGCCCATCGAGCCTCAGTACGCTGAGAGTATGAAGGTGCTGGTTCGCGCCATCGACGAATGCTTCAATGGGGAGGCTCGAGGAGCAGATCGCAAGACTGGCTTCGTCCTTCTGGTATTCCCGTTCGGTGACAGCTTCGACGGTCGCTGCAACTACATCTCGAATGGAGCGCATCGAGGCGACATCGTCCGTCTCTTCAAAGAGCAGATAAAGCGCTTCGAAGAGGACCCAAGTCGGGACCTGCAAGATGGCTGAGCTAACCTCCCTAGAGATCGAAGTGCTAGAAGAGTGTGCAGGGCAGAGGCCACCTCGCGTCTGGGGAGCGGCCCTCGGCGCAGCCCTGGAATTTCTTCGAGGCTCGGGCTACATTAACAGAGAAGGGGAGCCCACGAAGAAGGGCCTCGACTACCTGGAGGCGCAGAAGAATGAGCCTCGTAACTCAGAGTCACGATGACAAGGGTTGGGCTGGCTCTACCAGCCCACGTCTTCTCATTGTTGGAGAGGCGTGGGGCCAGCACGAGGCCGAGCGCCAGACTCCATTCTGCGGGGCGGCGGGCGCTGAACTCACGCGAATGCTCTTTCAAGTGATCGAACCTGAGCCAGAAGTTAAGGAGGCCATGCGAGACTACTCAAACTGGTGGGTAGTTCGTGACAAGTGGCTTGCTACGCACCACATTGCGCTGACGAACGTCATCAATGAGCAGCCACATAACAACGACTTCGATCACTTCTGCTGCAGCAAGAAGGAGCTTCCAAGTGACTATCCTCCGGTTCCCTCCCTCTCCAGGGGGAAAGTCGCCTACCTCCGACCCGAGTATCTGGGTCAGCTTAGTCGCCTTCGAGACGAGTGCGCCAGATCAGCCCCGAACTGTATTGTTCCCGTTGGGGCGGTTGCCACCTGGGCATTCCTTGGAAGAAGTGACATTAGCAATGTCCGTGGAACTACGACAGTGGGCTCGGCGAGCGGGGCTGCTCCGGGAGTGAAAGTGCTGCCCACCTACCACCCCAGTGCAATCATCCGCGGCCAGTGGAAGTGGCGAGTGATTGTGATTGCCGACCTCATTAAGGCCCTTAAGGAGTCTACCAGTGCAGGCCTCGTCCGCCCCGCCCGAGTCGCGCTCGTCAATCCCACCATGCAGGAGATCGACGAGTGGGTCAAGATCGCCCTCTCGGAGGCCCGAAGGACCTGCCCTCTGGCTGTTGACATTGAGACAGCGGGTTCACAGATTACTTGTGTCGGGTTTGCCGACAGTCCCAACCGAGGCATCACAATCCCCTTCCGAGACCGCAAAGGCTTCCGCTCCTACTGGCTCTCCATCAACGAGGAGCTGCTTGCGTGGGGCTACGTCGAAGACCTCCTGAAATGCGGGCGGCCCCTCGTCTTCCAGAACGGCATGTACGATATCCAGTTCCTGAGTCGGATGGGCTTCAACCTGAAGAACGCCCGCGAGGACACTATGCTCCTCCACCATTCCATCTACCCCGAGATGCAGAAGAGTCTCGGCTTCATGGGGAGCCTCTACACCAACGAGCAGAGTTGGAAGCTGATGGGGCACCACCGCGCTACCAAGACCAAGGGAGAGAAGCTTGACCAATAAGCTCGTTCACGATTTGTTCTCAGTAAGAGGAGAAAAAAACTTGACCACTTCGAAAGAACTTACGCAGGAGCGTCACGCAACGCATGGCGACTTCACCGACGATGCCACTACCAGCCAGGGCCTAAAGGCCGTTATTCAGAACAGCAAGAACTGGACGCGCTTCACCCCAGTCCAGAAGGAATGTCTGGAGCAGATGATGACCAAGATCGGCCGCCTCTGCTCTGGAGATCCGAACTATCCCGATCACTGGAGAGATCTTTCGGGCTACCCCTACCTCGTGGTTGAGCGACTCCCCAAGGTCGCTCCCCCTGACATGAGTGGTATCAAGCATATGGCTCCAGCCGTCATGGACCCAGCGGGGCTTGCACCCCTCGAGTCAGACTTACGGAGTGCGATCAAGCATTTGAATGGGCAGAAGGAGTGAAAGCCACCCAAGCTCTCCTAGTTGCCTGTCTCCTCTGGCCCAGTCCCGTCTGGGCCAGAGGTTGCCATCGCTTCCGCGTCTGGAACTATCCATACCCACAACGCTGCTCTGTAGCCTTGGCCGAGCTAAAGCTGCGGCCAAGGCTACAGATCCCAGTTCCAATTGCATCGTTTCCCTTACCCTTCTTGGACGATATTGTCTGGGAGAGCAATGCGTACATCCCGGCTGAGGAGCTGGGAAGGCTGAGGGCCATAGCCCTCCTAAGAGGAGCGAACCAATGAACACACAGCCCATAATAAAATCATATACGGAGCCACCAATGCCCGGCTCTGGCTACTGGTATCTGGCAGGGCCTTACTCTGATGACCCAATGGGCCGCTACGACGAGCACATCCGAGCGCTAGCCCACCTAATAAAAGCTGGTATTCATGTCTACTCTCCTATTGCCCACTGCCATAGTGTGGCAGCGCGCTATGGTCTGCCAAAGGATGCAGCCTTCTGGGAAGATTATAATTTTGCGATGATTAGGCCCTCGAATGGGCTGATCGTCCTCCTTCTCCCTGCTTGGGAGAAGTCTAAAGGGACTGTAGGCGAAATACGCTATTGCAAAGAGTGTGGGATGCCTGTTTGGAGCCTTGAGCCACCGAGCGTTGATAATCCGTTTCGGTGGTCAAGGCTCGCATGAAGATCGAGACAGACAAACTCCAGCCAAGCGACCTTGATGCCGAGACTGAGCACCAGACGTATTGCGCCCTGGACTCTATGCTCACGCTCGAGATTTTAGCGGCTATCAAGGAGCGACATTCTCACGCCGAAGGCGTGATCTACTCTTTTGAGAGAGCGCTTCAAGCGCCGCTCCTCGAAATGTCTATGCGCGGCTTCTACATAGACGGCATCGAGCGCCATCGCCTCGAGAACGTCACAAAGGAGCGTGTCAAAGAGGCCCGTAGCCTCCTTAATGAGCTGGCGTGGGCTGTCTGGGGCAAGGAGCTTAATCCGCGTTCACACGCCCAGCTCGCCGAGTTCTTCTATAAGCGTCTGCAAATTCCGGAGGTGTGGCTCACCTTTAAGGGGGAGCGCCGCCTCTCCGCGAACCGGGAGGCTCTCGAAAAGATCGACGAGTATCTCTATGCGAGGCCGATCGTCTCTCTCATCCTGCAATGTCGCGACCTCTATAAGCAGCTGGACGTTTTGACAGAGGAGATTGATGGAGATGGACGACACCGAACTTCATACAATATCGGCGGCACAGAGACTGGCCGCCTCTCTTCCTCGACCAGTGTTCTTGGAACAGGTGGCAACGCTCAGAATATCGCTCCTGAACTACGGCGTGTCTTTGTATCCGATCCTGGCTTCCGCCTCTGCTCGATCGACCTGGAGCAAGTTGAAGCAAGAGATGTGGGTTTTCTATGTGGTACACTCTTCGGAGACTGGTCCTTCTTGGACAACTGTGAGAGTGGAGATCTCCATACCGCAAACGCAATGCTTTGCTGGCCAGAAAAAAAGTGGCCCAAGGGAAATATGGCAGGTTGCCGTGAGCTTGCCGAACATACAATCGGGTATAGAGATTGGTCACTCCGCGACCTTTCTAAGCGACTGGGACATCTTTCCAACTACAGCGGAACTGCATGGACAGCAGCCCGCGTCCTGAAAATCCCGCTGCATGTCGCCGTCGATTTCCAGAACCGCTACTGTAGAGGAGCGCGGTGTGCCTACCCTGCCCTCCAGCGCTATTGGGAGTGGGCGATCTCCCGCCTCCAGCTAGAGGGTTTCATCACGACTCCCTTCGGACGCACGCGGCATTTCTTTGGTGATCCGAAGGCAGGCGATACTCATCGGGAGGCTATTGCCTTCAGTTCGCAGTCTATGACTGCGGATCGCACGAACCTGTGGCTGTGGCGTACCTGGCACAAAGAGCGTCGGGTCCAGCTGCTTGCCCAGACACACGACTCCATAACTTTCCAGTTTGCGGAAGAGGAGGACGCCGATGCTATCATTTCTACTGTATTGGATCTGCTTCATATTCCTCTCTTCGATCCTAAGACTGGTCGCAAGTATGTTGCGCCAGGCGAGGCGAAGATCGGCTGGAATTGGGCTCCCTACCATGAGAAGAAGAACCCCGGAGGCCTGACGAAGTGGAAGCTGGGTAGGCCGGACCTCCGTGTCCGGCCCACCCCGTCCCAGAGACTTGGACTTGCCTAACCCCGCAGGGGAGTGGGGAAGTGCGTACAACAAAGACGAACGCCGATATAGTCGGGCTGTTCAATCAATACACAGAAGGCCTCCCATCGTGCCCGATGTTTCGGGAGTGGTGCGGGATCACTCTCGTTGCTGGAGCTATGGAGCGTAGAATATGGACTCAGGTCGGCCGGATGCAGTCGTTTGCCAACCTCTTCGTGATGCTGGTGGGTCCGGCGGGCACCGGCAAAGGAGTCATCAACTCTGTGAGAGACTTGTGGAAGGGAACAATGAACGGAACTCAAGCAATATTTAATGTTGGTATAAAGAGTTACACGAAAGCATCACTAGTGGACGACCTCCACGATGCGAAAAAGACGTACGTAGCTGATGCAGGGGAGCCGCTCATCTATCACAGCCTGCTGTTGGCGTCGGAGGAGTTCCCAGTCCTGTTTCCGCGGTTCGACTTCGAGCTGCTCGCCTTCATGTCCGACATATGGAACTGCGATGCGGTCTATGATGAGAGACGCCGCACTTCTGCAATCAAGTCCGTCTCCATCTCCTATCCAATTATTAATGCAATCATGGGCTATCAGCCCGCTGTGATGGCGCAGACTATGCCCAGCACCGCCTGGGAGCAGGGATTTATGCGCCGGACCATCATGATCTGGAACGGGACTGTGGAGGTGAAGTCCCTCTTTGAGTCGGACCCGCTCGACGAGGAGCTAGCCAAGGCCATCCACCGTCGCCTCTACCAGATTAGCACGCTCTACGGCGCAATGAAGTGGGAGTCCAAAGCTGCAGCCATGCTAGACATATGGCATACCGAGGGTGGGCAGCCCCGTCCCGATCATGTCCGCCTCCAATCTTACAACAACACCCGATCACACCTTGCAATCAAGCTGGCGATGATCGCCAGCATCTCCGAGTCCTCGGATATGGTGATCCGCGAGCACCACATAGGACGTGCCCTCACTTGGCTCATCAAGGCCGAGTCCCTGATGCCAGAGATATTCAGATCTATGACGGGCGACTCTGACAGCGCCCTCATCACGGAGCTTCATGCCTCCATGCTCGTTATCTACAAGAGTAGCCACAAGGCTATTCACAACCGCTTTATCTGGGATTTCCTCAGTAAGCGGACTCCCTCCCACAAGGTCCAACACATAATTGGGGTGATGGAGCGTGCGGGCTACATAGTGCGGGACAGCAAGCTGCCAGAAATGTGGATACCCATGTCCAACCAGGGCACTCCCCATTAAGGTGTGGAGCCGGGGATCTTGCCGAGGGCCGATGGTGTCTGCAAAAGAGCATTCCTGACGGAGCGCGGGTGCATAATAGCTTCCTGCGTCCCGGCTGTGAGGCCGAGGCCTGCCCACGGCAGCAGGTGGTTGGCTATAGTCCCAATCGAGCTGCCACCGCCCAGTTGCATAGCATGGGCCAGCCTCTCAGGATTGTTGCCCCAGGACCCCACTGCTCCAAGGCCGCCGCTGACCCAGTTCCACAGCGGAATGTTGCTGAAGAACCCCGACCCAGAGTAGCGATCCCTGTAGGTCTTTGCGTTCTCCGCGGTGGCGTCGGCCGCCTGTGTCAGCTCCTTGTTCTTCGCAACTGCCGCATTCTTTCTGGTTACGACGGCCCTTCCTTCCTGCATCCTGTTAGCGATAGTCGTATTCCTGTTGACGGACTCCATTGCGCCCTTGTAGTTTTCACCAGACGTCTTGGCAACTTCCGACTCCGTTTTGTAATTCTCGTCAGCTGCTGTCTTAGCCTTAATGAGAGCCTCATCCGCGTTCTTCTGTCGGTCGATGGCAGCCTGCACTTGAGTGGCCTTCCCCGGCCCTGCCAGTGCAGTCTGGGCGTCGGGATGCAGCGCCTTCCAACCCTCGGGGTCACTCCTGATCTTCGCAGAGGCGAACTCGTTCAGGCCCTTTGCCAGCTCCGGCTCCGTTCTTAGCTTTGCTAACTGGTCGCCCGCCTTGTCCGTCCCCTCTAGCAGATTTTTGATGACGTCCGCCGATCCCAGCGTCTCCTGACCCGCATTCTTCGTGGAGATTGCCTTGCTCGTCAGCCCCACCTTTGAGTAGAGGTCAGTCATCTGCCCATTATAGTCTTTGAAGGCTTTCAGTGCCTCCGGCCCGACCTTTGCTGCTCCTGCTTCAATGTCCGACGACAGCGACTTATAGAGTTCGGCGAGCTTCGCTCGATCGAGCCCATTCACCGTCCCAGGAGTCCCAAGCGCATCGCCGATCCCGCTCCGCAGGATCTTCACGTTCCTCAGGAGAGTGTCGGGGGCATCTCCGACGGAGCCGCCCTGTCCAGCCACCACCTTATCCAGTGCGCTCTCCATCTGGGCTGGGAGCTTGCCGCGCAGGGTCTTCATGAGCCCCTCCAGCTCACCAGCGTCCTGCCACCCATTCTTGAGAGTGCTCGTGAAGTTTGTGAGCTTCATGGGCGTGTCGTCGGGCAGCTTCTCGTACATGCCCTGCTCGATAGCCTTGGCCTTCTCGGGAAAGCTCCCTGGCACCGGCACTCCATTCTCGTCTACGCCGTTCACCCAATTCCTGAAATGCTGCTGTACCTTGGGCGCGGCTGTCGCTTGGTCGTAAGAGGTGCCGCCCACCGCCTTAGCCGCTGCCTCCCGATCCGCCTCCGAGGCCCAGCCCTCCTTCATGTGAGCGTCCTCGGCCGCATCATAGAGGCCCTGCTTCTTGGTCGCCGCATCCTGCAGTAGCTGATCGGTGTGACGCTGCGCCTCAGAGGCTATGTCCGCCCTTAAGTTGGCCTGACTCGTTCTGTAGTCGGGGCCTTGATCCTTGAACTTCTCGGCCGCAGCCTTCGACGCATCCAGTTCACCAGTGCCTTGAAACTCCTTGAGTGCATTCGCGGCCTTCTCTGCTGCCGGACCCGCTTTCCTATACTCGTTCAGGTCGAGTCCTAGGCGAGCTAGTGCTGGTCCACCGAACCCAGTTGCCATAGAGGTGATCCATGAAGGCAGCCCTGTCAGCTTCTCTACGGCCCCACCTGCGAGTTCGGGGCCAAACGTCCACCCACCCAGAGTACCAATAGTACCGAGAGCTGTCTCCTCTGGGGCAGCAAGACCTGCACCTATAGCTAGGGGAACGGCTGCTGTCCCGTATCCGAGTGCTCGCCCCATGTAGTCGGACCAGGTCTTTGGCTGCCAGTCAGGATTGTACAGATTGTTCTTCGCTGCCGAGGCCTCCCAGTCGGCAGGAGTCGAAGTAGGCTCCCATGAGGCAGTAGGCTGCCCCGTTAATTTGGAGATCCCCTTATTGATGAGGCCTGGCAGCCCCAGTAGGCCTGACCCCCCTTCGACAACCCCCTGCTTGAAGGCAGTTCCGAAGGAGGAGTCTCCCTTATTCTGATTCTCCAGAGTCTTGCGAGTCTTGTCATCGAGCAGTGACCTCGCCCGTGCCGCTCCATCAGACTCCTGCTGTAGAGGCGTGGTCGGCGGCTCCGTCGGAGTCTCCGTGGTAGTTGTAGGAGCAGCGCCTCCACCCAGGAGGCTTCGGGCTCGCTCTTCGCCTGGCGTCATTTCTTAGGCTCCTTCGGCACGAGTCCGCGCTTCACCAGATCATCATACTGGTCGGAGTAGCGCTTGATGGCGACTTCGGCAGCCGGTCCCCGCTGGTCACCGAACCATCCACTCTGAAAGGCTCGATCGAGGGCGGGCAGTGAGTTGAATTTAAGCTGACCATCTGGTGCCAGCTGCAATCCCTCTTTACGGAACTCCGCGTTAATGAAACTCAGTGGTGGAGACTGCTTGTTGAAGGCTTCCTCCGCTCCCAGCAGGACACCGTGGCTCGCCTTATTCTGCAGCCATTCGTTCTTGAAATTGTGCTTCGCCTCCATGTACTTGGCAAAGCCTTGAATGCCTGCAGACAGTATTTTGATGCCGCCGGGGCTATTCTCGAGACCGGGCACCGAGGCCAGACTCTGCACGAAGAGGCCATAAGCCTTTCGCCCCTCCCCCTGAAACATGTTCTCCTGCTGGAAGGCCATAGTCTGCGAGAGCTTCACCACATCTTCCATACTCTGAATACCTTCTACCCGATCTATTTCCTCCTTACTAGGAGGCTGCCCCGTCATAGTATGGATTGCCTGCATAAACTTGGACAGCTCAAGACGAGCACTCGCCCCAGCGCCAGGCGTGTACCACGCACCCGCATCCTGCGCCTTCTGGCTCGCCGACAGCACCTGCGCGATCTGCGCCTGCGTATTGAGCGCTCCATTGTAGGCAGGTGTCTCTTTATGATCGTAGTCGTCTATAGCATCAGCATTACGCTTCTCGTCCGAGGGGTTCGACAGATGAACCCTCCCCAAATAGTCGGGAGCCGTGAAGCCAATCTTATTTATGTCGCTCATATCATACGGCTTCCCACTCACTGGATTGGGGTTCTGCTCACTGCCAGTCGTGGTAGCCCCTGGTGCAGGAGGTGCTGCGCCGCCTGTCGGGCCACCAGCCGGAGTCGATGGCATAGCCCCGCCTTCCATAACTCCAGGTACGTGGAGAGGATAGCCCTCCGGAGTCAGTTGCGTGGTGCCTATCCAAGGCGTGATATGACCCAAGTCGCCACCAGCTGCTAGGAACGGTCCAGTAAAGACAGCCTTCGCGGCGTCCTGCGCAGCCTTGTAGCCCGTCGGCGTATTCAGATCGTACTTCCCGATCTTGGCCGCGAATGCATCCTCCATAGCCTGCACCTGCGGAGCCACCCGATCTCGGACACTCGGATCAACCGTTAGGAGTGCATTCTTGAAGATCTCGTGTGTCCGCTCTGGACTGGCAATGGCCATGAGCCCCGCTTGCAGCACAGAGTTGTACCCTGATTGGGCCATCGCCTGCTGACCCGACGCAATCCTCTGTGCTACCTCTTTACGCTGCATATCCAAATTCTGCAGCGTGCGTGCGTTGGCCAGCGCCTCGCCTCCGAATGCATTAATCATCGGGTTCTTCATTGCCGTATTAATCCCATCCTCCAAACTATCGGAGTGGGCAATGATCTCCCCAAGTGATTGGGCGGCCATGAACTTGGCTTGGAACATCCGATTTTCGTTCATCTTGTTCTGGAAATCGGCGAGGGAGTTCATCATCCCAAACGGGTTGACTCCCTGCGAGCCAGGGACGAACGGTTCGGGAACGCCAGGACTGGGCATCACTCTTCTCCATTATCAGGCTGACCTTGATCAGGAGCTGGACTTGGAGGCCCAGCTCCTCCAGGCATCATACTATTCCCCATTCCCGGGGAGCCACCACGGCCTCCACCCTGAGTGCGGATGTGATCAGCATGAAGGGAGGTCATGGCCGCGATGCCTCGATGCACAGCTGCCGCTTCCATATTTTGATGGAGTCGGGCTTCCATTTGGCGCGCTTGCTGATCCTGCTGCTGCACCCATGCGGCGAGCCCCTGGCCTCCGGTGGTGGGCATCTGTGCGAGCATCCCTGCCAGCACCTGCGGGCTGAAGCCAGCACCGACGAGCGCCCCTGCCCCCTTGATGACCTCCTCGACGGTGATGGTGTCGCCGAGCTTCATGAGCGCATCCATCTCCCGGCGTACGGCCTCCATACGCTTCGCGCTCTCTCCCAGCTGCTTGTATTGGGCGTCTGCATTATCCCAAGCTTGTTGGATGTTGCCGCTCAGGTTGTCGCCAGCCTGTGCCGGACCTCCGGCCGCTCGTTGCTTGCCGTTCGTGCCCCGCAGAGCATTCATCCGCATCGCCATGTCCTTACCCCGTAATCATCTGGTCGGTGAGACCACTGAAGTCACTGTCTGTTAGGTTCGGTGTATCATTGAAAGTACTACCAATGTTTCCGCTAAACAGGCCTCCTCCGCCACCGAGCGCATTCATCAGGCTAAAGTTGGCAAGCGAGTTGCCCGCCGAGCTTATACCGCCGCCGAGTGCATTTGCCGCTCCTGTAATGCCTGCGGCCGTCGCCGCGCCCTGCCCACTTTGGAGCCCCGCAATGCTTGACCCAAATTGGGAGGCGGTGCCGCCCCACGCGGCCGCTGCCTGCGCACCCATTCCGGCCATCGAGTTCATCATATTAAAGAGCTGTGCATTCTGCCCCAAATAATTCTGGAACTGCTGCTGGTAGGTAGTGGAGGCGAGGCCCTCTGCATAATTGATCGCGCCCTTCGCTCCTGGGCCGGAGGGCGTGGCAGCCGTCGCTCCCTGCGTGACGCCTGCACCCAGTCCTTGTCCCGAGTAGGCGTTCGCCGTAGCCTGCTCCCCTTGCTGGAGGGTGAACTGATAGCCAGGCGTGGCAGCGAGGTCGGCCATCGTCGGATTGAACGGCTTCGTCAACGTCCCAATGTTCTGCTGGAGGAGGTTGGCCCCCGTCGCACCCACTCCAAAGTACGGCGTCAGAAGGCCAGCTAAATTCTCCTGCTCAGCAATCTGCGTCTGGATGCCACTCTGCATCGCCTTGGCTTGCGCGTTGGAGCCCATGATGCCACCGAGGGCTGAGATCCCTCCTCCAGCAACACTTCCGAGCGCGCCGAGCGCAGGACCTGACATCGAGGGCATGTTACTCTCCAATCCAGAGTTGGTAAGTCTCCTGGATTGGTATGGCTCCGAGAGACTTAAAGAAGCGACCTATCCGCTCTCCCCTACCCTGCAACCTATGATGCGGGAACACACACTGGATGCCGATGGTCTTGAGCCCTGCCAGACTCTCCATGAAGAGTTTGGCTCCACTCCCCCACGGGCTGCCCGGCTCCACAAACCAAGCGCCCTGCGTTGCAATCGGCAGTCCCTCACTCTCGAGGTCCCAGCTCACATTCCACGTACAGTAGCCCTTGAGGACACCGTCCACCCTCAGCGAGTAGCATCGGATGAGGCCGAGCCGATCAGCTTTAATCATCCGCTCCACGTCAATCTTTATGCGCCGCGGCGTCCCAACCGGCTCCACCTCTTGCGCATGAGCCATCACCAGCGCCTCCACGGCGGGCCACAGTGCCTCGAATGGCTCCCTCGTGACTCGGACGAAGCGGGTCGGATCAGAGGGCTCCGCACTCATCCCGCACCTCCTGCTTCAAACGCTCGATATTTTCGCGGTTCATCTCTAGCTCTGCCATCCGTCGCCGGAGATCAATCTGAACGTTCGTGGATTGCCACTGGGCCCACCATTGGGTATCCCAAGGGATGCCTAAGCAATAATCCCAGATCCACCTCGCACAGCTCTCGAGGTCCAAATCTTGATAAGAGACTGTCCGCACTCCGGCGGCGCTGACGGCCCACAAATCCTGCACCCTCCGGCTCCAGTCCTCGGCCTCGGGCCTAATCCCCTTCACCATGAGCGACTTCAGACACTCGACTGGATCTCTCTGTACCACGAGGAGTCTCGCCCTAGGTATCCGTGCTGCGATCAGCTTGTAAGCGAAGGCCGCTCCCGTCTCCACAGTCCCGTCCAGCCGATTGTCTTCCCGATTAAAGAGTATCTCGCACTCATCCACGCTCGCACACTTCGAGAAGGCATCATGCCCCACACTCCGAATGCGTCTCCCATCATGCACATAAGATAACCAGTGTGAGAGCCAGGCCGTTCTACTCCTGGGGAGCGCAAAGATGACGAACGGGGAGTCAAGTCGACCTATCGGCCGACTTTCCTCAGAAGTATTCATGTTGAGCCCGCTCATCAGATACCCCCTGGCCACCACACCACTTGCGGCGTATCTCCATACCAGACCACTTTTAGGATGTCGCCCTTCACCACTACAAACTGCCCACCAATATTACTGATCGTGTAGAAGGTGGTTCCATCCCTTGAATACTCGATCTGCCCACCATACGCAGTCAGTAGTCCGTTGGCCGGTGCGGTAAAGGTGAAGGGCGACCCACTCAGTGACTGCACCTCGGCCGCACCTTTAGGCTGGATAGTGCCAACTTGTCCTTGCGAGTTCCCGTTGTTGTCTATGATGACGGGAGGCCCACCTCCCGTCTCCTGAATGATTGTGTACGTGTTCGTGATAGTGGAGACGCCACCCCCTGTCTTGCTCCAGAGCGCGTACAGAAACATATACCAGAGGGGCGTAATGTTGCCTAGCCCATCTACGAACTGATTGTCCTTAGGAAATCCTGTCTGAAAGGGAGGGGCCATCAGGAGTCTAGAACCTCCGCATCAATCCATGCCCCATTCAGTGCTGAGAGTCCGGCTGCACTAAAACTCAGCTCAAAGATGCGGTCTCTCGAAATTCCGAGTCCGCGCCACGTCGGCCACCGACCGAACACACCCTCCGGCCCATACGGATAAAAAATCCCATTCTTCCATGAGTTGCCTCGATCATCACTCCAGCGAAGTGTGACCTGCGGATTGCCGTCTGCCCCCATCGGCACATGTCCAGCATCCATATCCGCATAGAAGTGGTTATACTTGATCCGCCGCCCATCCGTCTCCGCAGGCTGCGGCGTTCCCTGTACGCGTGCTTGTCCAATGTGGTGGAACGTCCTCAGCCACGTAATGGGGGCGGGATCTGTGCCAGGCGGATACCCCGGACTATTCAGATCCTCTAGCGCATCATCATAATAGTAGTTGGGATCAAGCACATACAGTGATCCGTTCTGCCAATCCCCCACTACAAACACTCCATTCTGTCCATTCCAGATTGCGTCCTGCATATACGCTCCGCAATACACCCTACTCCGATGCTGGGTACCCGAACTGTCAGCCCAAGTCCATTGGTGCCATGCATCATTGGGATCTGACACGGCCGCATCATAGACCCAAGTCTGATCGCCGGTCGGGAATGTCAGCACATAGAAGATATGGCCTGCCACCATACAGGTGAAGCCGACGGCATCCGCAATCGTTCCCTGCGCTGCCATCTGCATGATCTGGTATTCGAGCGCATGGTTAGAGATCCTCCTCGTCTCGTAGCCGCGCTGCATCATCACCATCCCCACCCCCTGTTCATTCACTGTCAACCAATACACCTCAATGTTCTGAAAGGCCGCCGAATAGGGAGCCCTAATCCCATGCTGAATATAAATGCCCTGCAGGAGGGCGAATGGGAATTGTGCTCCTCCCGCATTGTACCAGATCTCAGACCTCTTCGCCCCGAGCAGCAGGATCTCCCGCTTATTGACAATGAGCCTCTTGAGTGGGTCGGCGAAGGCAGCCTTCGCTGCAAAGTAGAGGGGGTCGAACGTCACACTTCCCGCCAGCGTGCTCCCGAAGAAGTTAGAGTTCAGCCAGCCCCAGAGCGTATAAGTATCCAGCGTATCCACGCTGGTGGCCCCAGCAAAAGTCCCCGTCGTATCATTAATCATGGAGAACGAGTTGCTCGCCATCTGAATAAAGTATCCATTCGGACTCCCATCTACGAGTGTGCAGGTCACCCCATTATCAGTCATGCTGACTGGCCCCCATATGGAGCCAATATTCCCAATAGCCGCCAGCTGAAGCGCATTATTCAAGTGGTAGACTACCTCCCCGATGACCACATAGGCCCCATGAGAGTCGCTCCTACTCCAAATGCCTCGCACCGTACTAATATTCGCAGGGTCATTCACCGCGAAATGGAGTCCTGGCCTCTGATAGTGGGTCATGGGGACGAGCGCCGTTCCCTTCGGATTGACCTCCGGATACAGGTTCAGCGCCCTCGTACAGCCCGCAATATTAGACCGAGAAGAATAAGCTCCTCCGATGAGCGGCAGTCTCATGCGGTCCTCTGCCCCAGAATGGTGACACCCACATCCGAGAAGTGCGGGTCGAGCGGTGTAGTCGGTGACACCAACTGCAGAATGTCCCCCGGCACCAGCGCCCCTCCTGGCCCAGCAAACACTCCCACATTGGCCTGCACTTGGAACGTACATGTCCCTAGCGCTGTCACAACACCTGCCCTAATCCTATTCAGCGTGAATACTGACGCCTGTCCCGCAGCACTGGCCGTCATCACATAGCCTGCGCAGCCCGGCAGTCCCGGTGCCAGCGACATCTGGATAACCACCGGATACAGCCAGAACTCATTGGCCGTGGGCTTCCCTGTCTGCGAGAACCGGAGCGCCTCAATCTGGAACGGCACATACAGCAGTCCGTCTGGCCCGAGCGAGGCCAAATTGCCAGCAGCCGTCGAGATGGCCGTTGGTCCCTGCGGGCCTGCTGGCCCTTGCGGCCCAGTATTTCCTATGGCTCCTTGTGGTCCCTGTATGCCCTCAACTCCTTGAGGGCCCTGTGGTCCAAGAGGCCCGATCGGTCCCTGCACTCCCTCCGGCCCAGTATTGCCAGTCGGACCAGCAGCTCCTTGCGGGCCAACTGGTCCTGCCGATCCCTGAGGACCAGCGGGGCCTGAAGGCCCCTGTGGACCTGCGGGTCCAGTCGGCCCCGCAGGTCCAGCAACTCCTGCCTGCCCCTGAGGACCGACTGCTCCCTGCGGCCCTGTCGGCCCAGCATCGCCAGCAGGTCCACTTGGACCTGCTGGCCCTGGAGGTCCTGGTGGTCCAGTGAATGATCCTGATTCGTCAGTGATGGGAACCCATTGTCCATTTTGCCTCCCATAGAATTGTCCGTCATCCGGAGCCTCAGGAGCCGTGTCCATCACGAACTGCTGAAGGTCCTGCCCGTGGGGCATCAGAGGACCCTTACTTACATTAAAGCTCGGATAGTTTGCGTACGGCACTCTTCCCTCCTACCGCCCCATACTTTCCTCAAGCGCCTGCACCCGCTCCCGCAGCGCCTTAATTTCGGCAATTAGGAGCGGCACAAACTTAGAATAGTCTGCACCCCAAGTATCATTATCCTCATCATGGTGAATAGCATCAGGGAATATCTCGATTGCAGTCTGGGCAATCACCCCTTGCCCTCGGAATTGGCTACCTCTCCAACGGAAATCCCAGACTTCCAGAGCGTCGAGGATTGGCCCCGAGGAAATTTCTCGAAGATCCTCTTTGAGCCGTCCGTCCGAAGTGGTATTATAAGCAGTAGAGTTAGCATTAGCTACAGTGACAGAGCCGCAAGCCGTTCCACCCTGACCGAAGATAATCGCTGATCCATTGGCTCCAGTCTTGTTCGCCCAAATGCACTGCACTCCGCTTTCGACGACGAGTCCGGACGTGGAGAAATTGAAGCCCGATGTATTGTTAACTATACCAACCGAGCCTGCACCACAGATAAAACTTATAGCCTGCAATCGGAGTCCGCCGGTCAGCGTGCCACCCGTCAGCGGCAAGTAGCTGCCAAGACTAGCCGTCACCTGTGCTGCTGTCTGAAACCCGCTCGGATTGCTAGCCGCATATCTCGACGTGTCGACTGGATGAACGTGCGCTGCATCCGCATACTGCCCACTTGCCCCAATGGCAGCGGTCCCATTCATGAGCGGCGTAGTGGTAGGCGCTGGAGGCATCGGACCCTGCGGACCCTGCGGCCCCATCTGTCCAGTCTGACCTTGCGCCCCCGTCGCACCAGTCAAGCCCTGCGTACCCTGCGGACCCTGTGGACCAGTAGGTCCTGCAACACCGGCCGGACCAGCCACTCCCGTGTTCCCTTGTGGACCCTGCGGTCCAATCGGCCCAATCGGTCCAGCAGGCCCCGCCGGTCCCTCTGGACCCTCTGGACCTTCCGGTCCCACTGGACCAGTGCCTTCGGCAGGAATTGGCACCCAGTCCAGCCCTTGCTTGGCGTACATCTGCCCATCGACTGGTGCAGTCGCATCAAGGACCATCTGCTGCAGGTCCTGGCCGGTTGGCAGCAGAGGACCCTGCGTCTGATTGAAGCTGGGATACTTGTCAGTCATGCGAGTCATAACAACTCTCCTACAGTCCCATCAGCAGAGCAGCACCATTCGAGGCGGGTGGCACATACGGATTTACAGATACCCACTCCTCTACAGCGATCTGCGTCACATTCATCTGGGGCGGCGTAATCCTCGCCCATTCCTCAGCAGCAACTTGAGTAACAACCTCGTTAAGGATGCTCGTCGTGCCTCCAGGAAAACCACTATTGAAGCCTGACGGAACCGTACCAGTAAAGGCGCTGGTACCAAAATTAGCAGTGATGTTGGTGCCAGTGTTATTTTGAGAAGCTAGAGCATAAACGGAGAACGCTGAGGACATGATTGGTGCGATCGAGTAGCCGCCCACCCCAGTCGCCGGATTAGCAGTAGCGCTACCATTCCAGTTTCCCGCCGCTCCATTGCGGAACCAGACAAGCCTTGCATCAACATCAACCGCAATACAGACCACGCCCCCCGCACTGATCGTCCCAATGCCCGTCGACATGGCTACGCCATTAACATTGATCGCTCCAGTGACATTGTTGACACCTGCGTTGACGCCTGAACCTCCCACCGTGGCAAGAGCAGCTAAGCTGTTAGAAATTCCTACAGCAGAATTATTCGAAGCAGTATTCCAAGTATATTCCCAATAATATTTGCCAGTGCGCACTCTGTCGACGCTGCGTACGCCACCAGCTGCCGTTCCAGCAGCGGTCAGATTGCCACCACTCAGAGTAGTATTAAGAAGATCGCTTGGGTTCCAAGTCGTGAAAGTAGCCACTGGCGGGCCGGTCAGTGAGGTGATCTCAACGACCTTTGAGTCGCGCCACCACAGCGAAAACGGGTCCATCGCCCAGTTGACCATCTGGTTCAGGGTCAGGAAGCCAACGCCGATGAATGAAGGGCCGACGTCCGAAGGAGTCGCGGCGACAGCGGCTGTCCCCAAGCCACACACCGAATAGTTGGCGGTGGTCGATACCCACGTAGTATTATTAGCAGCAGACGTAACGAAAATCTGCCCGGTCACGAGATCGCGGACCAAAAAAGTGCAAGTATTGTTGGCCGCCGGTCGGCCAACAACCATAAACACTGGATGACCTATGGGAATGGTGATCGAGCCGATACTTACTCCGCTGCCGGTCGCTGTCGCCGTTGGGCCTATGCCCATAGAGACCTCCGGCGTCGTATTGCCAGCACTAAAATAAATGCTGGTCAATCCGCCACCAACCGAGCCAGCGCACCGGCATATTTGGGCCAAGCACCAGCTCGTCGAGGTCTCACCAGGAATCAGCGACGGAAACCCAATATTTGTATTCTGAGTAGCAATGTTGGGAACGTGGGTCGCCAGACCCATTCCTGGAATATTGGTTGGCGTCGTTACAGTCGTTCCTCCACCCAGCGTCGTGACGCTGACCTTCCCAGTCAAGAGGTCAAGAAAACCGCCACCTGGATTTGGAACGCCGACAAACCGTCCAGCCTTTCCGCCTCCCATTGCCGGATGCGAGAAGTTGAGGGCTGGAGGCCCAGCCGGAACTACCAGCTTATTACGAAAACCTTGAATACTCATGCTTGAGCATAAAGTTTGATTGACACAGCATTACCAGATGCGGCGAGCGCCGTGGCAGGCAAGATCAGATTGGTCGCCACCAGCCTAAATCCAGTCGGCCGAATTGGAACGAGTCCGATGTCGCCGACAATCGCGGTCACGCCCGCTCTAGCCACAGTCGGAACACCTCCGATAGGATCAAGCAGCGGCGACCAGGACGCCGTCTGGGCTCCGGCGGTCAGAGCGCCGTCGCCGTATGTCGTTCCGTCCGCCTGAAGGTAGGCAATGAAGAAAGACAGCGACGAGCCTGCGGTTATGGTCGTCGAAGCAATCGTGCATTCCGCCGACAAATCCATAAACTGCTGCAGGCCAGTGTCGTTGGCAAAAGCAATAGAGGACATGACTGACGCGCCGCTCGCCAGGCTGTTGAGTTCTGTGCCGAAAGCGGCGGCATAGGCTGCGCTTGTCCATTTCATGAGAGCACCGTTGGTCCGATTTGAATATTGTTAACAGCAGTGGGTGTCCAGGCCGCCCCAGTTGCTGGATCAGTAAGATCCGTGCGCCATACCCAGGCGAAGGTGGTTGAAAGTGTACCCCCGTTGGTTGACTGCACAGTGGTCGAGCCGCTCTTGAGCTGCACCGCACCGCTACGACTCCCTGCATCGCTCCTCTGAGCGAAGCCACGCGTGGTGACGGCGACGACCGCCGCTGGCGTCACTCCGATCGAGGCGATTCCATAGAAATCAGCATCCCCAACATTACTGTCATAAACATAGCTCGTTACACCATCTTCTTGCGAGTCAGCAACACAAGTGAAATTACTGTTTGGCGCAATAGACCAGGTCTGAGCTATTAGCGTCGCATTTGCCGCAGTAATTCCAGTGGGACTATTAGCAGGGAACGCCGCATAGGTTGCATTTATTGTATAAGCAGAAACTCCGGCTGTTTTTACAGAAAGAACGGTCGACGCAGTAGTGTCGCCGCAAATACCAATCCAGTATTGTGTTCCAGTTGTGACAGTCACAGGTGTGGGGAAAGTGAATGTAACTGTGCCTGCCGCAAGGCCTCCTATCGTGGTTGCCGATGCCAGCACGGTCTGTGGTCGCGTTCCATCACTGCTGAAAAGCGAACATTTGATATTGCCACTGTAAGCAGCTAAAAGCGAGATCGTCGCCGTTGTCAGCAAACCATTATAGCCTGCGACAATTGGCGAATACCAGCCTTGACCATTCGTTATTGTGGCAGGACTAGGCCCTGTGCCATTGTTTGCTGTAATTGAGGATATACGACTAAACTGTGCCTGGACGTCGCTTGCTGGTGCCCTAGGATAGCAGCGGATGTCGCCGACCCACGGCACGCTCGCCGGATCACTTCTCCACAGAATATCATCAAAATTATGTCCGTTGCTGACAGCCCCGGCCGACCCCATAATGAGCTTGTTAGCATAATTGTTAGCACTATTTCTGGTGTTCAGCCCTGTAGCAACGAAGCTATCCGAGGTCGCATTATTAGTCCGTACCCTAATCGAGCCAGTCGTATTATTAATTACCACCTCAATCTCGAAGGCAAACCACTGGTTTATGAGCGTGATCGCACTACTATAGGTCGCCAGCACTGTTCCAGTCGGGCCAGCAGACATGAGCAGGATGGAGCCATCCGTCCTAAATCCGACAGTGCACTGCGCTGTCGATACATCCAGAAGCTCGAAGTACAGGCCGACACTCCCCGACCCAGCTGCAGCCAGTGCTGTAGTCTGATTGACTGCGCAGACAATATGATGAACAGTATCATTATTGCCTGACGACTTCGTAACGTTGGCATTGGCTGAGCAGCTCATTGATCGGCCGCCAGTGAATCGCCCCGGCTGGGTCGTAAAGTTACTTACCTCCGAGTCCCAATAGCCCGCAACCAGATCTGTAGGCGTCGCATTATTATAGGATGGATACAGATCGAAGGAGTCGCCGAAAGCATACATCAGTGATACCCCTGCCCAACCACATTACCAAGTACAGTCGTACCACCGTTCGCCGTCACCAGCATAATCAGATCACGACCAGAGGCCGTGATCGTAGGTACGGTCCCTCCAGCCCAGATCGTTCCAGCTGGCCACGACGTCACATTGAAGCTCCCCGCATTCGTAATGTCCAGCACCAACTTTGCAAAATTCCCAGTCGCTGGCCAATTACTCACAGCGATGGTTGCATTCGCCGTCAGGCTAACCTGCTGATACTCCCCATTCTGCCAATTAACAGTCGTCGCTCCATTAGCTGTTACCACACTGGGAACCGTAAGCGCTGACCTCTGATAGGTCAGCGTCCCCGTCGTAGTCGGATTATTAACTGTTACGAAATTCGCTGTAGCGGCCGTCCAGTCTGTCAGATCATTATGAGTCAGATGGACCCAGGTCGCATTATTCCTCGCATACGTAGTACTATCGGAGGGCGCATCCGTAACCCCACCACCCCCACTCCCATTCGCAGCGGAAGTGACCCGGCCCTTCGCATCCACAGTAATGTTTGCATTCGTATAAGAGCCCGCCGCCACTCCCGAGGATGCCAGCGTGGCCGCAATGCTCGTAGCCCCACTCCCTGTCACATCTCCGCTCAGCGTAACCGTCTGGTTCCCTGTAATGAAGGAAGCAGTCGCCGCAACCCAGTCACTTATATCATTATGATTAAGAGTTACTACGCCGGTCTTCCCGGCCACACTCGCAACGCCCACATTGATAGTCACCCATCCCCCACCCTGGCGACCATACGGACCACCAGTCAGCGGCGCTTCGGGGACACCACCTCCTGCATAGCCCATAACATCGGCCGCCAGTAGCAGCAGGTCTTCGCCATCCGGCATCATCGGACCTGTAGTCCTATTGAAACTCGGATACCTACTCTGAGGGATGGGTGAGTTTGCCATCAGGCGAAGTCCCCGACTTGCTTCCACTTGCCGAGCGAGGACACCACAAACAGTGTCGAATGTCCCGCTGCCAGCGTAGTCGCCGCTGTGGGTGCATTAGCTGTCCCAGTTCCATGCGGGACTACCACGTCTGCCGCGCCCGTTACCGCATTAAGCTGCGTCGTGTAAATGCTACACGAGTTGGTCGCAGCATTATTAATCACCCAGCATTGACTGCCGGAGATCGCCGCCGGGAGCTTGAGCGAGTCGGCCGCCGCACCCACCGTATTAACCTCGTTCACGCCCGTATTCAACTGCACTGCGTTCGCGATCCCGCCGCCCGACCCCGCTACAATTCCCACCTTATTGCCCAGCAGGATATTGTAGAGATTGGTGAGATCACCCCCATCCACGAGGGTCGGCCCTGGCCCTCTCGAAAATGAGGGCATATTAGAGATATGTGAAGCACCTGGCATCCTAGCCTCCTCAGCAGGAGTATTGGCCCACCATTGGGTGAGCCAACCCCATTACGAAAAGTCGCCGATCTGCTTCCAGACGCCTGGCTGCGTGCAGGTGAACCAAGAGCAGTGCCCTGCCGCGAGTGCGACACCCGTCGCCGCCGGAGTCAGCGCCGAGGACCCATGCAGCATGAACTGATCGGCCACGCCGCCATTCGCCGCATTCGCTGCCTGGCCCCAGATCTTGAGTCCAGTTGTGCCAGCCGCACCCGAGTTAATAACGACGAACGACCCGCCGATATTCGCCGGAGGCGCCTGGACGGCGTCGCCCGCCGTCACAACGGTAGTCACCTCATTGATCCCGAGCGTCAGCTGCGGCGAGTTAGCATACGCACCACCTGCCGCTGCCGTCACATAGTTCGTGATCGGGGTAGTTGGAAGAACCATAAAAGACATAACGCGCTCCTCTTCTCTCAGTAGCTTCTATCCGAGAATATGTTGTAGATCCTCGGTCTACTAAGCTCCTGCGGCAGCTCTAGCACCGCGATCTGTGCCGCATTCGCTTTGATCGCAGCTCTTGCTCCCCGAGCTATCTCGGGTAGATGATCTCCGGGGGCCGTCCTGATCCCATAGTGCGGCCTCAGCCGTATTGCCAAATTAGTATAAAACGCATTAAAGAACAGAAACGGAATTTCAAAAATATCTGCCGTAGTCAAAAACTGGATGGGCATCTGCTGCCGCATCACAATGCCGAGCCCATAAATCCTATCCGTGGGCAGCGGCGCAATAAACAAATTCCCTAGTGGCCAGCTCGGCCTATAATAAAAAGCTCCCGGAAAACTCACCATCCCCTTCAGCGCGATCCTGCTAAAATCCTCCTCGGCCTCCATCCGCATCAGCGGATAGTCAATCGGCAGTCCCACTCCCTGACTCTGCCTCAAGAAAACCGCCTTCAGCCTCCTCGGGCTCACACTTATCGACTGCGTAGGGGTCTGCGTCGTATTGTCTGGCCCTGTCTCGAAGCCGCCCTGCGCTCCTGCTCCAGGCCCCACTGGAAAATAATACACCGGATAGCTGCTGGTTCCCATATTCGTATCAACAGGCAACAGACTAACATCAATATTCTGTATTGTAATGGTCTGGGAAGCCCAGACCATGAACGGATCTTCGCCCCATTCCTGAAGCATCCACTGGAGCCGAGCCCACGCATCAGTCACCTCCTCTCCAGTC